TGTATTCAAGGCCGGCATGTTTGCGGGTCGTGTGCAACAGTACGACTCCATCCACGATTCGTGTCGTTACAACACCAAGTGGGTCGAGTTCAGCGCCGGTGACTTTAGCATATCGGGTGACATCGACTTCGATGATGTTGGACTTACCGAGGTTGTTGAGGATAACGAGCTGCCTACCGACTGGAAAGACACCGAGGTAAGCATCGAGGATATCGACAACGCTCTCGCCAAGTTCAAGCCCGCACCAGAGTCTGACACCGAAATTTCACAGTCATGATTGATATTATGATCCATCCTTCAGAGCTCAAAGAAGCCAAGCGAGAAATCAAGGACATCATCCGGAGTTACAATCGCCGCAATAAGTATGAAATGATTGAGCTTCGTGATTCCCAAGGCAGGTTCGTGCCGGAGCACTATTGGTTATATGTGATTAACAATCTCGACCGCACCGATGATGAGTTCTTCATTCGCCTGGAGTTCGATGACGACCACAAGGTTGCGCAGGATATGGAGTCACACTTCGGTGAACGCAATGTTGGACACATCTAATACCTAAATTATGACACAGATATTCCCACGCAAGTGCTCTTTCACAGGAGAGGGCATGAACTCGGGGTGGGTCGCCTATGACGGGGCGGCCTACTTCAAGTACGCTCATGACGCTGTCGCTTGGCTTATCTCAGAGGAGACGTGCTCCGGCGGAGTGCTCGACCCCAAGAGCAATGAGGCCGACCGCATCGAGATGTACACCAACTACTCAACCGACGACTGGCTTGAGTTCGCCTTCAACATGGACATGTTGTATTGGACGACATGGGAATGCGAATTAGATGACGAGGTTAACTACCTTTCCGACGGAACAGAAATACACTGCGAAATTCAAAACACATGAACGACAAGGAAGCCTTTGACTATTTGTGTCGACTATTCAAGAACGACGTCAACATACACATCAAGATTCAATTCCTGCGACTGCGAGAGCCGGAACAAACGATACATCTTGCGGAAGAGCACAAGGCTTCTCCTCGAAAGCCCTCGGTTATCCGAGGCGTCATCAATACTCGCTACGAAATCAGTATGTCAAGCTATTTATCAAATTCAAAACATTAAATATGGGATTTTTCAGTTGGATTACACAAGACACAGGCGAGAGTATCTGTAACTCTTATTCTATCGAGCCCGTGTTCTCAGTCACCATGACTGACGACAAAGGTAACCGGTGGCGAGAGGAGGACTACGAAGGCTACGGCGTGTTTGGCGGCAAGGACTTCTACGAACTTCTCGATGAGATGAACGGTGGGTCTGGGTGTCGCGATGCAGGTATCGAGCTATCGTTCAGCGTCGAACCTCACAAGTCGCCCTCGCTCTCAAGGTGCGGTGACTACTACAATGGCGATGCTCCTGAGAATTGCCCGGCCCAAGGATATTTTTACTCATAAAAAACTATTATGCTAAGAATTAAATCAGAACTATTCGGCACGATCGAGTTGCCGATTGACAAAATCGACGGAGGGGACGCGTGGTACGGCCTCTCTCAATTCCTTGACGTCAACGTCTTTGTTGACTACGAGGAGCGACAAGTTCGCGCTTCCATCTACCCCGTATGGACTGACAAAGGAACAGTCAATACCAACTACGAGATTGAAGGTATCAACATACTCAGTGACGAGGATGTCACAGCCAATGATGAGGGTGCTATCACCTACGACTTCGACCCCTTCTACTGCCCGAACATGACGGACCAAGAGAAGTGCGTCGAGTTCTTTGCGAACAACGGCGTAAGGGCTCGTGTATTCCGTGAGGAAGATGTCGTGGTGCAGGTCGAGCATCTCGAAGTCCAAGTCGATAAGGAGGAGGTCAAACTCCGCGCTAAGTTGTACGACTCGACCATTGATGACAGACACAAATCAGAATCTGACTGGTGTGTAAGAATCTACGACCCCTCTAAGTGTGACAAAAAGAAATAACATTACTATGAAAGACCTACAAGTAACAAGCGTCAGGTACTTTGAAACTCGTCGAGGTATCGGATATGAATGCCAAACAAACATGAGTAACGTAGAGATTTGGAATGATGGCGATGGAGGTCCTACCTTTGTCGCCCCTTCCATTGAAGCGAAGAAACTGAAGCTCTACAATCTCCCTGAAGAACACCTCGAATCTCTCATTGACAAATATGAAAACTCAAAGCAATGAATATTAACTACACCACCAACCTCGACCAGTTCAGTTTTCACGAGCAGAACAGGTACGTAAATCGCGGAGCGGTACGCCGTCTCGCAGAGTCTATCAAGCGAGTCGGTTTGAAGGTTCCTATCACCGTCTCAAAGAAGAATGTTATCCTCGATGGTCAGCACAGGGTAGAAGCTATCCGGCTCATCAACAAGGCGGCCAAGAATCCCGTCAAGCTCTCCTACATTCAGAAGAACATGTCGATTGCTGATGTCGCAGAGATGAACGCACATCAGTTGGCCTGGAGAATGAGTGATTGGATTCATTACTATGCTACCGGAGGCAACGAGAACTACATCAGGTTGCGCGAAGCTGGAGAAAAGTTCAGGCCGCACAAGATGACTTCTATCTGCGCCCTCCTCTCTGAGAACGAAGGTGCTCACACGAAGGTTGTCACAAGCGGCAAGTATGTCTATGAGATGACTCCTGAGAAGGAGCGCATCCTCAAAAAGCTGATTGCTTACGGCAAGATGAACTCATCCTTCACGAGTAAGGCTGTGCTGATGGCGGTCGTAGACATGAGAAAGCTCGATGGTTTCAACCTCGACCGATTGTTCCGTGCATTGGATCAGAACTTCGAGAGCATCCTGAATCAGAGCGGCAAAGATAATTGGGCGCGACACTTCGTTCGCTTTTACAACAAAGGTCTGAGAGCGGGTCGCTTGAATGCTGACGACCTCCCGAGCAGCTACTAAAAACTAAGACATGATTTGGGAACAGAAAGAGTGGGTCTTCCACTACGACGCAAAGAACCGTGAGACAGGAGAAGTTCGTCACTTCAACATTGGCAGTCAAGTTTGCAAGATGCCTCACGCAACAAAGCTGTACCGGAAACTTGAGGGCTTATCAAGAAAGTTCAAAGAGAACGGCTCTCCTTGGAGCGTCACGTGCTATGGCGTCACACAGCTTAAAGAATACTGCTATGACACGGTATGAATACACCACCGAGAAACACACCGACGCTTTCGGCGAGCACGAGATTGTTGCGATATACCACTACCATGTGGGCGTGAAGTCCTCTGACCCTCACTTTGTTCCTCACGACGAGGATGAGGTCGAGGTGATTGATGTTCTCGTTCGCACTCCTCATTCGCCGGACGTCTCGATTGCATGGAGCGACCTGTATTGCTTCATCCTGGACAAGTCGGACCTTGAGCTTGAAATCTACGAATCACATATTCCATAATTCTCCCCGAGGAGAAAAAACCAAAAACCTATGCCTATATACTTCAGCGTACACTGCGCTCATCGTGGGGACAAACCCACGATTAAGATGTGGCCCACCTACGGCCACGCAAGAACTGACATCCATCAGTATGGAGAAAAGTATCTTAACAAAGGACTGAAGCAATGCTCCAGAGTCGTCGAGGATGGGGACCTGATGGGTCTTTCTTTCCTGAGTAAAGACAAGACTGAAAAGATGGTGATGAGTGTTCATCGCGTCGAGGATCAGCTCTTCAGCGATAGACGTAAAGAGTACCTCTACCCAGAGTGGGTGACGTACAACAGCTACACCAATGTCCTAAAGCCTCTGAATCAATACGTCGACGCCCGAATAGACCTTGCTGACTATGCAATGGTGACTAAGGAGTACAATGAGTACAACTGGCTATCTGACAAGTGGCATGAGACTTTTGACAAAGCGTTTGACGCCATGGAAGATGTGCAAGACGAGATAATCTCATCCTTCACCATAGAGCTGGACAAGGGTTCGGCTACTTACTGGAAGGTAGCCAAGCACAACTTGTATGGCACGCTTGTACGTCGTGACCTGCTGCAATCTTACAAGCACCGTCATGACATGGGTGATTACATTCAACACGATCTGATATGAGCCCTATCGAGCTAGGTATCTTCATCTGCAAGGCGTGGCTGCTTTACGTAATATTGTGGGTTCTTGGGAGGGGTGTCCGTAAGAAAGACACTGCACCCATCCCTAAGCGTCTCATGGTTCTGCGTGAGGGCTTCCTCAAGGGAAAGCCTAATCGCAGGTATTGGGACACTCTGCGTGCCGAGCCTATGTTCGACGAGCACTACCGCAAAGTTCCCGGTCGTCTCAGTTGCGACATCCTCCCGTACAATTCCAACGGAGAAAGCATTTGGCAACTCCGCGTTGGGTTCAAGACTACTGCTCATGACAAACCTTCTAAGTATATTTCCATCCCTGTCTACAAAGACGGCAAAATCTATGACGTATGAAAAAGCGTAATTATCAAAAGTTCAGCGGTGCAGAAGTGCAGATGCTGATTAAGCTCAACAAACAAGGTCTCTCGAACAAAGACATCGGGAGTATGCTTGGCAAGAGCGCAATTCAAGTTGCTCAGAAAAAGAGTCAGCTTGGAATCACTAAGGGTCAGGACCTTCCTTCATCAAGCGATGCCGCTCGCAAGCACAAGCGCCGATGGACAGCGGCAGAGATACTCTCCCTGAAGCAGATGTATTACAAGCGAGGTGTTAACGTCTCGGTTATCAGTGAGACTCTTGGTCGCACTGAGCAGTCTATCCTGAATAAGATTCGTGACCTGGAGAAGATGCCCGATCGTTACGAAGAGACCTCTCTGCTATGGGGCATGGTTAAATTCAAATACCCGGCGCGATGAAGGTTGACGAGAAAATCTTCAAGTGGATCAAGAGTGTTGGAGCTCAGGACATGAGTCTTGACGCTGATTACAAGCACTCACGAGAGATGTGTACCCACATCTTTGAGATTCACAAGCACCTGTTCTATATGCGCAAACTTCGCGACTATGACGCTGATGGCTTCCGTCACCACATGACCCTCTGTCAAAACTCGCTCGCTCGCATCGAGTTTCTCGTAGCTCTCAGTGGCCGTGACACCCAAGCACCTTCTTTGTCTCAAATGTTTATGCAAATGGCTCATCATGAATCTTTTACTTATCGCCTCCGCTCTCGCGCTGATAGTGCATCATAATTACGAGTGGTTCTTCTCGAAACTCACCTTCAAGAATGTCCCGTTCTCGATTCGATCGGATCAAGACTCGCTCAACATGGGCGTGATTCCTGATCGTCTCGCCTGGAGTGTTCCTATTGATTTCGAGTTACGTGAGGACACGTCTATGTACTCCCGGATTGACACTATCTTTATCGACGGTGTAAAAACTCCTCTTTGGGCGTTGATAATTACGCTCGTCGACAAAGGGATGAAGTCAGAGACCACTGTACTTTACGACCTCAATGGAGAACTTTACGAATACTAAACCCCATAACTATGGAAGAGACTAATTTTTTTATCGAGCACTGGCCTGAGTTGCTCATCGCGGTGATGGCCTTTGGAAAGGTCGTCGTTAACTTGACTCCCACGGAATCCGATAATCAGGTATTTGGATACCTCGATGTCTTGATTACCGCCATCACTGGCGACCGACGTAAGAAGCGTGACTAATGTAGATATCACTCGTATTGCTCTGGAGTTAGGGGCTCGGGCTACAGCTATTGAGATATGGCTGGAGTCTGACCCCGACGCTCCCGAGGTTCGCATAAAGGCTGCTCGCGAGAACATGCTCGCGATGAAGCGTGGCGACAAGGCAATACATCAGCTACTGAAGCGCCTCGACCACATGTCTGCTTACATTTGGCAGAACCACAAAGAGGTTGAGTACACACGCAATTTGATTCAAGACATCATCAAGTATGAACGATAGCACAAAGGCAAGATTCCGGGAGTTGACGGAGAAGTACGATCTAAACAAGGACGACTTCTTTAAGGCGCCTCAAGGATTCGTGATCATCACAAGGACAGGCATCGAGAAGATTCAACGCGGAATAGGGTTGATTGTTCAGTACGAAGTTGAGACTGCTCTCTGCAATGTCGAGAAGGGGTTCTACGTTGTTAAGGCCATCGCCATTCAGCTAGGCCAAGAGGTGAACGTCAAGACGGGCAAGATGGAGGAGACACAGCGCCTTGTGGAAACGTATGGTGAGGCTTCTCCAAAGAACTGCCGCAACTCTTACCCCGTCGCTATGGCGGAGAAGAGAGCGCTGTCAAGGGCTGTCTTGAAGAGTGCTGACCTGTACGAATTAGGAGTCTATGGGGAAGACGAGATTGAGTCATGACGACGATTCTCAGGGTTTTCACGTATGCTGTTACTGCCTGGACAATCTTTCTTGTGACGGGATTTGTCTATGGATTTCTCAAGGCCCTGTGGAAAGACCTAAACAATAACCGATATGTCTGATTGGATTGACGAATTGTTTGAGTGTGGTCCGGAGAACGACTACAGCAACGTATATCACAACTCTCGTCGATTTGCTGCTCGCTTGTGCCGAACAACCACCCATACGATTGAGGAGCAAGATGAACTCATCGAGGAACTTCTCGACTTCGACATCGAGATGACCAGCGATGAGATTCAAGACATCATCTCTCGACTACAACTAAATCAGCAGGACCCCATGCAGTTCTACGCTCCAAGCAAGAAAGAAATCAATCAGTTTATTAAGAAAATAACTAAGTAATGTCTGACACCAACCACATCCCCTCGGCCATCTCGGTCTCTATCAATCTCGATAAGATCGACAAAGGCCACATCGTAAAAGGCGAGAAGGGACGCTACATCAACGTCCGCCTCGTCAACACACCGACAAGTCCCTATGGGCACGACTACTTCGTCGCTCAGGACATCCCCAAAGAACTGCGAGAGCAGGGACTACGCGGCCCGATCCTGGGCAACGGAAAGGCTTGGGGCATCGGTGAAGGATCCCAAGCTCAGAAGGAGTCTCGTCCCGAGTCAGTAGGCTCGAATGACGACCTTCCGTTCTGAATGGGTTTTTGGTTAAACGGGGGTCGGCTGAGAGGCCGGCCCTTTTTTTTATTTCAACATGAAGAAACAAGCTATCATCAAACTGCTCACGGACTTTAAGGAGTCCATCGACACATATTTCAACGCTGAAGGAGACGCACAGGGACGCAGTGATGCTGACTCCGTGTACGACATCTTTAAGACTCATGTGGACTTCTACACGGTCTACAAGGAGACTGACGACTTTCAGGGCTATGAGACACCTCCCGGGATCACCGACATAGAGAACGAAGGTCTAAATCTCAGCTACGACTACGACTCAGTTTTCCACAATGGAATGTTGGAAAAGTTTGACCCATTGTCTCGCATAGAACTGCTTGAAGGATGTATCTATGCTCTGAACAACAAGCTGAACGAGATCGAGCTTGATTACAAGAAACGCCTTCATGAAAACAGGAACAACAGTTGACGCCAGTGTACAAAGCCTTTGTGCAGTTGCTGAAAATGTTGTAACTCCTGAGAAGATCAGCGAGATTGTAGAGGTACCCTACGATCCCGACAAATGCAGCGCCAAGAGTGCTGCGGCTATGCTTGGTATAGCCATCCCCTCTCTGAGCCAAGCTTGTGGGACTCCGGTATTGGATATCGGTGGTCTCACAAGTATTTGGTGCGGTACTCACTACGAGCCTATCTCTGATGCTCAGAAGTCTAAAGTCGTTAAGGCATTCGCCTTTGGTGCTGGTCTTCTCAAGCCATCAATTCTGACGAGTGATTTTACTCGGGAGTTCGAGCGGTCTTTCTCCTCAAGCGCAAAGCCCGAGGCTGTATTTGGCTATGGCTGTGGCGTGAGGGGCATAAATTATATGGATGGTGTGCTCACCATCAATGGAAGCGAAGAAGCTTTTCGTCCTGGGCATAAGCCTGAAGACCTCACGACCTACTGCATTCCTGCTCAATGGAGGGAGGGTGAAAGGTCGGTGGTATGGGATGCCTTTATGGTTGAGGCCATCCCTGACGAGGGCAGTCGGCAATACGTTCTCGCAATGTTCGCGAATGCTGTTGCTGGCGATCCTTTCAACGCACAAAAAATCCTGCTGCTAATTGGTGCTGCAGGTGCTGGAAAGAGTACGATGATCGAAGCCATCGCGGGTTGTATAGGCTTCCAAAACGTCATGCGTACTGATAACCTAGCTCAGATAACCAAAGACGACAGCCGACACAGGATGAAGCTGGCTCATGCCACGCTTTGTGTAAGCGCTGACGCAAGCGAGAAAATTGGTGACAAGGATGCACTCAAGATGATTGTGTCGAAGGAGCCTATCATAGCGCGAAAACTTTACAGTGAGCCTGTCGAGATAAGACCACGGGCCAGCCTTGTCGTGGCCTCAAACGAGATGGGCCTGAGCTATGTACTCAGTGACCCCGGTGTGGCTCGACGCTTTGACATCGTGAACTTTAGGACTGCAAAAGACTTGAGGAAGCGCGACATCAAGCTCCACGAAAAGCTCGCTACTGAATCGTCACGAGGAGGGATCGGCATAAGCCTTGGCGTAGCGTTACTTGCGGAAGCAAAGCGTGGAGATGGCAAGCTGGAGCGACCTGAAGTCATTGAGAAGGAATTGCAGCGCCTAAAGGTTGAAGGCGACCCATTCCTGAGTTGGATGGAGAACACAGGTCTCTCAACGGACCCGGAACATCACAACACCGTCTCAGTTCATCAAGACGACCTTCACGACAGCTTCAAAACATACTGCGCGAACCACGGGTACAACTCTTGGTCTATCCGGCGCTTCAAAGGAAGACTACGTGCTCTGAATATGAATGAGAGCGGATGTCACGGTGGGAAGCACAGCTACACCTTCTACGTCAAGGACCTAAAGTTATTGACATTGCGTCGTTCATTAAAGATGTGAGGATTACGTGGCGCTCACAACACCTGCACATAAATTGAGGCAAGAAACAAGTTTTGAGCCTACAGGTAAGAATACTACTCGATCTTGATGAGCACTACATCGAGGAATCAGAGGTGATGGATCTCTGCACCGCTCTGGCCGACGCGCATCCCGACAGGGGCAGCTATGTTGTCTCTTTCGGATTCTTGACATACAAAATCAAGAGGGAAGAAGAGTCGTGTTTGGTAGAGGTGACAGAGGGTTACGGGTATCATTCAGCCTGGGGTGGCATAGACGGTAATTTTTGCTAATGAGAAAGCGCCTCGATAGTTGTCATTTTTTCTCTGCTGAAGAAGCAGAAGACCTCGTACAAGAGTACGTCAATCTCTTCGTGTCGGACGGAGAGTGGTTCGCAAGAGCCGAAGGTGCTGCCATTCAGTACTACCTCAATGAATTTTTGTACCTGCCATGTAGCTTGATAGGGGACATTTTTGATAGACGCCCCTGGCACGTAAATCAGACGCTTCAGAGGCTGAGAGAGGCCGCAGGAGAGACGCGCACTCCCGTTACTATGAATGAGGCGTACCGAGACACCATTGAGCGTCTTGACGACATCTCAAGGGCTCATTTTGGCGCCAAAAACGTCGAGTTAAGCACCGTACAAGATGTGAAAGAACGAGCGTGGCTGCTATGGTCGGCTCAGAAGGCATGCGGGTGGTTTGACGACAATGTCAATGAGCCCGAGCAATCAGAAATTGCAGACGACTTACTAAGATCCCTTGGCCTTCCGGCTGGCGGATGGATGAGGGAGGTTATCCTAGAAAACTACAAGGTCGATTACCATGGCTGAAACGCTACCGAAAAGTTATTACAAGCGTCGCAAAACTGATGTGACGTTGAGCAAGGACCGCAAGATATTGGTCCTAAGTGACCTTCACTGCCCGTATCACGACGTAAAAGCCATCAATGAGGCCCTTTTTTGGGGTCAGTCATGGGACGTCGATACGGTCATTCTTCTCGGCGATATTATGGACTTCCATCGTATCAGCCGATATCCGAGCGACCCCGAGACCCTGTCATTTGCGAAAGAGATTGAGATTGGAAATGAGATGCTCTTCGCTATCAGAGAGAGCTTCAGGGACGCAGAAATCCACTACATCCAAGGCAACCACGAGGTCCGCCTAGATGCCTATATTCAAAAAAATGCAAGCGAATTCGCCGATCTGCCTGATCTGCGTTTGGAGAGACTGCTCGACCTGTATGCTCAAGAAATAAATTGGGTACAGGATGGGTTCATTCACTGCGGTGATATGAGCTTTATCCACGGTCACGAGATGCGCGGTGTCGGTGGTGTCAACCCCTCCCGCAAGCTCTTCAACAAGATGAAGAAAAGCGCTATCTGTGGGCACCTCCACAGACCTGAAAGCTTTTACACCCGTGACGGAGCAGGAAAGCTGCTTCAGTGTCACGTTGTAGGACACTTGGGGGATCCTACCCCAAACTATCACCCTCGTAATGACTGGCAGCACGGATTTGCCCTTGTCGACGTCACCAAGAGGGGCAATGTGTACGTAGAAAACCGCACCATCTCATGAGTGAAGGACTAATGTTCGCCGACGGGTTCGATAGCTGCATCATCGGCATCTTGACGATCGACGACGTTCCCCGCGTCGTTTACGATAAATACGCTATGGTCAACTGCTTGAGGACAGCGGATTCAGACATGTCCTTTGAGGATGCGGTGGAATTCCTGGAGTACAACGTATGGTACGCCTACGTTGGCCCGGCTACACCCATCTATATGTACACATTTGAGGGTTCACCGGAAGAGAAGCGAGGGGACATCCTCGACTACTACTACGATAGGGTAGAATAATTCTCCCCGGGGAGAAAAGAAATTAAGGCAATAGCCTGACATTCTCAAGATGTTGTCAGGTTTATAATTGACAAAAAGAAGAGGGCCGAAGCCCCCTTCTAGACGACCATAGCCGCCCTTCACCAACCACAATGAAGTCTATAGTACGTCGCTTTCTTTTGAGAAGTAGTTGTCAATCTCCGTGATGCAAGCGCTTAGCCCCTTGCAAATCTCGGCCTTCCAACCTTTTTCTCTTAGGTTCTTGATCCACTCTTTTTGATGCTCACTAGCTCGGCCTGTGGCTGTTTTGACCTCAATAGCTAGTCCAGCATACCCCTTTCTCGGCTCGAATATGAGCAAGTCCGGAATACCTTTCTTGTAGCCCGCTCGCTTCATCTTTAGGGCCGTGTGCATGGCTACCCTCACTCCGCCTACCGTCGCTGAGTAGAGCGGTGGTACCGCCATAGCTTCCAAGTGATCGACAATAAAAACTTGAATATCGTGCTCGGGCGAACCATTCTTTCTCTTGGGCTTCGCTCCTCTGCTTCCTTTTTTTCTGTACTGCATTCTTTTGCAAACCATTTACGCACGTCGAAGCACGGACAATCCTTCTTTACCCCCTTGAAGTCCCTGTGGCCGATCAAAGCGGCCCCCGGGAACTCTTGCTGAAGCTTTTTAATGAGATAGACCAGCGCTTCATTCTGCGCCTCAGTCCGGTTATCTTCAGGCTTCTCAGCGCCATCCGCCATCCCCCCAACCCACGCGATACCGATCGAATGGGAATTGTGACCTTGAACATGGGCGCCAGGTCTTTCAATGGGTCGACCATCTTCGATCGTGCCGTCTCTACGAATGACGTAATGATACCCGATGTCCGTCCAGGAGTTTCCTTCGACATGCCATTTTCTAATTTCTTCCACGCCAATATCCATACGCGGAGGTGAGTAGGTGCAATGCACCACGATTAAGTTTATCTCTCTCATCACATCCCCTTTTTAGCGAGCAAGAGCTTGAGTTCGTGAATGCCCTCGACACACTCCTTGAGCATAGCCTTCATCTCACCCTGATCGCTTTCCAGTCGGTACACGCGACCCTTGAGCTTTGCTACTTCATTGTTCAGTGACACCCAAACACCAATCACTCCGATAAGTGACGGTATCAGTGTCAGCATATCTTCTACATTCATCGAAATACTGTTACTGTGCCGTTTATGTCTACGGCCTTTGTTGATTGAAAAGTTGTGGCCTTAATGCGCCACACGTACACGCCATCCGGAACAAATGCGCCAAGCCTGTTGCCGAGCCATTTGTCGGAGGGGTCGTAGCTTACCCAAACGAGGGTTCCCCACCTGTTGTAAACTTGAAGCTCCCATCTCCACCAGCAGTCGGCCTTGGTAACGGGCTTCCAGTAGTCGTTGAGCATATCGCCATTTGGCGTAAAGGTGTTAGGGCAAAAGATCAGAGGGTCGTTGCAGTTCTCGCCCTCTTCAGGGTAGTATTCACAAGGCCCCACAACGGTGCATCCCTCGCAGTAGTTGATGGCTTCTGGATCAACACATCCTTGATATATACAAGATCCGTCATCCTGTGTCGCAATCTCATTGTAGTTGTACGCGAACATGTCGGTGCATCCCTCAACGATGGGTGGTGGTGGTGGGTCACAGGCGCCATTTAAGGACCACTGAACCCAGTTGTTCCACAAGTCAGTATCTGGATAAGGGAAGCCCCCTAAGCCATCGCAGGAGCCGTCTAAACAGCCGCTATCGTTGATTTGCCATATCGTAAGCACCAAGCACTCCTCAAAATAGGCCCCGCTCTGCATAATAGCTACCCAGCACTCGGCACTTCCGCTCCCAAACAGCGGTGTCTCAAGTAGGTTGAATGTGATAGTATCTCCCGTTTGCAGGATGTCGTCGTCGCCCTCACCAATGTTAAATCCGGGGAAGTCCAAGGGGAAGATTAGGGAAGCCCACCCATTGTCGTAGAAACAAGGGAACTGCGTCTGCACATCCTCGACAGGTGGCTGAAAGGTCAGCGCAAGCAAGAACTCACCGATAGAGTCGGCTTGAGTACCGCAATATCCCCCATTTACAGCGATCGTCATGTCCGTGGAGATCGGGTTGAACCCAATAATCTCCATGTCGCACTGCCCATAAGACAGCAGGGGAATCAAAAACCACAGTAGCTTCTTCATTGTACAAAGACTTTTTTGGTGTGTCCTTTCCACTTGAGGATGTAAACTCCCCGTGCCAGTGACTCAAAGGGCTTATCTACACGACGTCCAGTGATGTCGTAAATGCGCGGCTTCCCGGTTGGGAAAAACTGACGAGTGGGCTCAAAGAACGCCTTGTATGTTCCGAGTGACAGATCCTGCTCCAAGGGGCAATCACCCACGTTCCATAGCATAAAAAGTAAGTCCTGCACACTGACGATTCCGTCCTGATTGGGATCATAAGCGCAGTTTTCCACGCACCCGTAGTTAGAGAGCATCACCAATACGTCGCCATTTCCGATCGTTCCATTGCCATCGTAGTCAAGCTCACAGGCAGGTAGTGTATTGCAGAACTGCTGAGTGTAGGTGGAGAACACTGCTGCCACTCCGGTGTAAGCCACGGTGTCCTGCCCGATGGTAGCCAAGAGGTATCCATCTCCAAAATCACAAACTCCGTCATTGTCAAAGTCGAAGGAGCAGAAACCATCACCATTGGTGTCGGTGATTACAACCTCATAGCACCCTTCATACACACACGTTTCGTACTCGTAAGTAGCCTCCTCAGTGGGGTAGCCTGAGTCTGATATCACCTCCTCACCGTTTTCATCCAAAATAGACCAAGAGGTCTCATTTCCCCACACGTCGGTAGCCACCGTGATAGACATCAAGTCACCCTCGATTGTCGTCACCGGAAACCATGCGTAATCATTGTCTGGGTATTGATCAAAGACGCTGCTGACTTGAACCTCGAACATCTGAGCCCCGTCAACCATAACGTCCTCAAAAAGCAATGTCTCCGATCCCGGAGAAAGGTTAAAAACAACGTCGGTGTACTCCTCACCACTGCAAAAAAGGCTAACCTCGACAAAATCGAAAGGCACCGACCCCTGATTAACTACATCTACCCAGATGTCCTGAAATGGTGTACACCACTCCTCATCGTAGTAGGCATATCCAATGGTTACATCGTAGTCGACGACGGGCACGCAGGACAAGTTGTCTGTTAGCTCAGTCCTCAAGGTTTGAAGCTGCTCGTGCATACGCTCAGCCTGACCCACCGTAAAGCTCTCCTTACAGGTCTCTGAAGTGTAGTCCATGAAGTTCTCCACCAACGCATCAGCACAAGACGTATTTGTGCATGAGTAATTTGTCAGCGTCACAGGGGTGTCACAAACCTGATCGCCCTGAGTCTCACAGTTTGTTTCAATACAATCGTTGCTGTTTGAGAACGTGTGATATAGGCTGAGGTAGTGCCCCACCTCATGAACGCCTGTGAAGCCAAGCGTTCGCCCTGGCTTTAATACACCCTCGTCGCCAGTGGTGTTGTACAGAACGACCACACCATCTCGACAGTCGTTTGTTGGGCCGAGATATGCGTAGCCCTGGACCCCATTTCCTGCGTCATTCCCGTTGATTTCGGACACTACGTAGTAGTTGAGGTACTCATTAGGGTTCCAGCACCCCGAAGCGGCCTTCATTTGAGAATCAGACCACCCCGCATTCCCAGATGCGTTAGCTACACCACCCTGTGCGTAATCATCGTTCCAGCTCGCATTGTATCGCGTGATGCCCGACGTTGGATTCCCTTCGGGATCGCGAGCCGCCATGCAGAACTGAATCTTGCTGTCAGCAAACTCTTCATTTAGGACATCTACTTGCGATAAGATCTGCTCATCGGAGATGTTATTCTCCTCTGAAGACCCTGTATTTACGACATGAAAAACAATCGGAAGTGTCTGCACCTCCACATTATCCAAATCCACCTCTACCCTAGCAACATCAAGCCCCATAATTTTGGCGCCCTTGAAGATGGAGCATTCCTCCTGAGCGGTTAGCGTGTTAAAGAAAAGTGAGAAGAGAAAGAAGAGGGTAAGTCTTGTCATGTTTTAGGATTTCTCTAGGGCCGCTACTCGGGATTCGAGATCGGAGAGGATTGTGTCAACCTCTTTTAGAATTGGGATAAGGAACTGAGGGTCTGAGATATCTGTCTCAGCGTCCTGCGTTAAGGACTGTAGTGTTAAACTTTTGAATGGCATTACTGTTCGATTATGATAGAGAATACGCAGTTACCCATGGCGACATTTAAGTCGTTCTCAAGTCTAAAGGCGTATGTGATGCCCGCCGAGACATCCGCATCAACCGCGATGTAGGTCTGAGTGCCACTCCCGTAGAGAGGTGTAACGGTGGTTTCGTCCACCAGCGTGACGACTGACCCAGTATTGTTTGAGTACACACCGAAAGTCACGGTGCCACTTGTCGCTGTTGTGTAGTCGCGACGGAACCTAAAGCCAACAATCTTGCAATCGTATGGGCAGACCCACCGGTTCCAGCGCTGCAGAAAGGCATTCTCATTGTCCGTAGCATTAACGGGGAGATAGACGTCCCGGATAGTATTGTCAAAGAAGGCGCCGCTAATGAAGTTTTTTACCGTTGGAGCCGGTACAACCTGGTGGTCTGGAGTTATGTTGAGGAACACTTCTCCGTCCGTGGCGTCGGACTTAGTTACATACCCTAGAGCCTGAATGATGTCACCGGTATTAGCAGGTCTAACATTGGTGAAGTCGCCCTGGGTGATTCCTCCATCAAGATAGATCGCGTCTCCGACGCTCATTGAACTCGTGTCTACACCACTAAAGTGACCCACAGAGATAGCTTCTCCAATAGCCCCGGCTGAGGTCGCTTCGGTAGCCATACCGAAGGCAAGAGCGGCAACAGCGTTGTTACTCGCTTGCTTCGTTGTGACAAGACCCTGCTTGTATGAACCAAAGATGGTCAGCAAATCACCCTTACTATGGCCTACCGCAGACCTTACCTGCGACTTGAAGAGGATAGAGTCAGAAACGTCAAAGAATCTCTCATTGAGCGTAGACACAGTGGTAGCCTGATCGGTTCCAATAGCGGCGCCAGCATTGTCCACGATATTCGCGAAGGGCACCTCTAGACAAATGTGTCGATTTTTTGCCACATCCTTGATTTTGACGGATGTCCCCGTATCTGCTTCGGCAAGGAAGCTTCCGTCATTCTCGTCTACATAGCTCACCCCTGTGGCGAGGAGGATGACTACCTTAGCGTTCTTGTTATAGACTACGATATTAGCCATGGTTATTCTTTTAGAAACTTAATTTTCATATTGTTGAACCTCACCGCCGGAACCTGAGAGTTTGAAGAAAGCCTTCTGGCCTTAAATGAAACCTGGTAACCTTTAGCATCCTCATTATTCAACTCAGAGAAATGCGCTTGTGTGTATGTCTTAACGTTGGCAAAGCCAGCGTCAACAAATACGCTTGATGATGGGTAAGTGCCATTGTGAAGTACAATTTCCGTTGAATCAATCGTTCCACCTACCCCATTCAAAGACACTAGACGAATGATGATCTCTACCACAGTACCGTCTTCCTTAGAAAGCACCTCGATAGCTGGATCATCTGGATTATTCTCCAATCGAATCTTGAATGCACCTTGACCGGCAAAATCAGTCTGATTCTCCTCAAAAGTCACTGAGCCGGCGGTCGTGTTTACAGTTACATCTTGAGATCCGGTTGTATCAATAACGTAGTTGCCGGTCAGAGTGCCCAGTGGCATAACATACGCCGTACCGTTGTTTTGCAGCACAGTTTGTCCCTGACCCGCCCCGGGACTCGCTTGGAAAATGACAAAGCTCTGGATGAAGCTGGCAGTTACCTCATCGAGAATACTTCCGAACTGAACCAAGAACTGGAGCAAGTCAGAGGTGGTGACAGACCCGTCACCGTCCAAGTCACCTAGAGTCGATGATCCATCAGCCGTATATGTAGTTGATGTACCATAACCTGCGTCGATCAGTGTTTGGGCGCCAGACTGAACGATAGCAGCCATGATATCCTCGAAGGTGATCTTCTTTACGCTACCGTTCCCAGATGGCTGAACTAGAAAGATTGTATTCGGAGAGGTAGCAAGGTAATCCGCAGCATCATTTGCGATGTCATCAAGCAAGTCCAGCCTTTTCATAAACCTGTTTGGGGCATCCTCAGTCAAGCCATTGGTTCCAGTAATAGACCCCGTACCCGCTGCAGAGACAGATCCAGGCTCATACTGACCACTAGCGCTATTAAAGATGAGTACGTCATTGTTGCTAGGCGAGTCAGCAGAAACATTGCTTAGGTTCTCAATGTCTCCCGTAGCAGCGGCAGTGGTGCGCTCGGCAAACTGAATGAAGTAGGTGAATGACCCGCCTTCAATGTTGGCGATAAGTTCGTCACCATCCTCCAGAACGATGGGCGCGGTGAGACACTCCGCCGCCTTGTTCGCTGGGTAGTCCGCTCCACTATCGAGATCCCCAAAGTCAGCCTGAAAGAAAGACTTGGTAAGACCCGACCCATCATTCTTCGCGATCTTCAACTCCACACCGGTCAGTACGCTACCTGTCTGAAACTTGCATACAACAGAATTTACGATGATCGTGTCGATACCCGCCCCCGGCGTAAGTAGCACTATGTCTGAGCTTGCCTGAGATATAGTCTGCTGCTTGCTTCTGTAATTTATTGCCATTGCTTAATTTTTAATCTCCGGTACGATCTGTGTGTGATCTAGTTTGGACACTAGGATTCGCCTTCGAGGTCAAGCCTGTAGTTGGGCGAGTTGACAACAGCTTGTTCATCTCTTCCTCTTCCTGAACCTGTTTAACGAGAACTATCTGACTCTGATTGTCATTGATCTTACCCTTCTCCTGATCCAAGTCGATGGCGTTTTCAATGGTGATCTTGTGCATCTTTCTGCCATTGCGACTTATCCTGCCTCCGATATTTTTTCCTGGGGCAAACTTACCGGTGGGCGTGCCCTTACCCTTACCGCCACCGATACCGATGGGAAAGGGTGAGTCGAACAGGGAGCTCTTCTCCCTTTCGTGCCCAACCTTCAAGAACGAACCTTGAATACCCCCATCCATTGTCCAGCTAAAACTGAGTGGCATAAGGAACTCCGTGTTGCTCTTGTCGCCCACCAGCTTCTTAAACTCAATAACATGGAAGGGGCTGAGCAACGCATCCTGCTGACTCGACTGACTAGGTATCAAAGTCATATCATACACCACGCGACTCTCTCCAAAGAGATCGAGAAAGGCGTTGCACACGTAAGAGTGAAGGGAGTCATACACGATAGCCGGAACGAGGCTTCCCGCAACATCACCCGCTGAGTGACCCCTCCACTGCAAAGTCTCTGTGTATTTGTCGGCAACTGTGAGGAAGTCGTCCGGATCATTGCTTGCCTTCCTATTAGCCCAAAGGGTGCCTCCAACGTGAGTGTTCACGAAAGACAAACGAGACCCAATGCGTGAAGATCCGAGCTGAGCGATCTCATATCCATCACCACCTTGAATCTTGGTCACAAAGTCCTGAGTCTCCTCTCCGTTACCGACAGTCACACGCATCGCCTCATTGTGGATGTATTCAGGAAGAGTTCTCCAACTTCCAGAGCCATTGTACCTTCGATAACCACCAGTTCCATCCGCGTATGCCGTTCTCCATATAGGGTTATATGACGCACCATTGTTGGGGCGCGGGCCTTCATCGTGATTCCAGTACGAATACCCCTGCTCGAAGAAGAAGGATTCAAAATCGAGAATGCTTCCGTCATCAAAATCAAAAGGAAGGTTCACTTCGAGCTGACCTCCATAATACTGAATGAACGTAGAGTCTTCGCCCTTTTCATATTGGACTCCCTGACCCTCTTCGCCTTCATCATTCTCTAATTGACATCCGATAGGTGCATAGTCGGGCGCATACAATCCGTACTGCGCGTCATAATTTTCGTAAGTATCGGTGCCCCAACCATCATCAGCCTTGGCGATGTTTCCATCAGGGATGATAAACTCCACCCACGCATCACTAAAATTCTGAGATTCCTCCTTAACCCAGTTTATTGCCTGATAGACCTTACGGTAGTATGATCTGTTACTTCCAAATTGAAAAACAGTCCCGTCGTCAAAGTAGTAATAGCCCAACCCATTATTATCAATGTTGATCCCGTCCGGGCTACCATTCGTGTTTACGTGAGTAGTCACCGGCCTTCTTAGACGATACTTCGTTCCGTCTGTTGTGGTGACCTCAATACGCAAACGCATGATAAGCGTCTTACCCACATGAAACTCCCTGAAGGCGTCGCTCTCCAACGCATAGCTAAAAGTCTTTTCACGAGTGAACTTAGTGGTATCACTGAACTCAATCTTCATGGTCTCCCCACTCTGGAATTCCAGATCGTTGACGGTCTTGGCAGGGAAGCCTGTGTAGTCCGTGATGTCAGCCGGGAACTTAAAGAATGGGAGATCTACAGAATCCTGACCGGCAGGGTCTGTGGGGAATCCCTGGTCTGTAGAGGTGGGCGATCCGGCAATGTAATTAGGCGAACGATACAAGTACTGATGCCACAAGTCCCTACGGTTTCCATCCACAGCAGCGAACAGACTCGTTTGGTACGGCTCCAACAAGCCCGATGATATCCACGCTGCGTGCTGTACATAGGCAGCAGCCGCAGAAAGGTCGATGTGGGAGATTGTGTCATCGAGAAAGTAACCCTGACAGTAGAGCCAGTCGCTACCCCCCTCTTCGTGAGTGAGGTTAGCCTGAAACATAGGCAAAGAACGCCTCTTAACAGCACCGTTCAAAACCTCGTAGAGATCGTCGGCGTCTGTAATCAAATAGTCATTTTCATTACTGCCTATAACATCGCCAGAGGAAGCGCTAACATTGTGAAGAGTCTCCCACGTAGGCGTCTGAGTAGAGTTGAACTTGTGCTTGACACTCGCTACATTCTTACCCTTCATCGTCGCGACATCGAGTCGGCACATGAAGTTGATGTATCCATCGAACATACAAGCCGTAGCGCCAAAAGCCTTACAGACATCTTCCAACACATCTGATGTGGCGAAATAGTCCGGGAGAGCCGGTAGCGCCCTGTGACGATCAACCTGCTTCTTGGGCTTCATGAAGGTTTCACCACGAACTCGTAAGTATTCAAACTTGGAGTCGTAATGATGGAACTCTGCGTTTGCGTCTCCATTAGGTCGCGCATCAGGAAACCCAATCTCGCTCATCACCCTTACATGGGTACTGGCGCCCTGATTTGTCAATACGTAATTCTCGAAGGCTGCCCTAGCCGGTAGCTTTTTGATGATCTCGTGAACCCAATATCTCAGGTCCTGAAAGCCCTCGTACTCGTTACCACTCAGAGTCTTCCAAGGCTTGCCGCGCAGTGAAGCCAGGCCGTCCGTAAACTCCAGGTCGATGATGTGGCGCCTGTCGGCAATACGAATGGTTGTACTTTCAATGACGAGATGACCGTACCAATAAGGATGCGATACTGTACCCCATTTATCAAAGAACAAAGCAAAGACCCTGCCTTCTTCGAGATCGAGTAGATCATCCCAAATCTCCAACTGAGCATCATCAAGCACCGACGTGAATGACAGCGTAGAACCCATAAAGGCAGACATAAACCTGTCTTGGTCCCCTCCCCAATCAAGCGTCATCCCGGGAGAAAGGAGGTCCATCTCACCCCCAACAGCAATGTCTTCATCAGAGATATGACCGATGACGATGCGGTACTTTTGCTTGACGCTATTGTTAGACGGCTCACCATACTGCTGAGCATACTTTGTGTCGAAGGTATAGTTTACAGCCATTATCCGAATGTACGATCCATAGCGCGTGTGCCACGCTCGTTAGCAAGGACGATATTGTTGCCGCTGATGCGTCCCCCAAGCGCAAGTTGAGAAGAGCCGCCCATGCCCGGGCCGCCAACCATAGCGCTCTTAGTGCCACCACCAGGGATGCCGAATCCAGCACCGATAAATCCACCGAGACCACCAACAGCGGCACCAAAGCCCGGGATGAAGATGGAGAGGATTGCGAAGACGGCGATAAGTGTTATGAGTTTACCGATGATGGCAGTGAACATCTTCAGGAACCCTTCCTTGAGAGACTCGAAGAAATCCTTTCCGTCGGTAGTGGCCTCTACGAAGGCGTCTCCGATAAAGCTCATCTGCTGCTGGACGACACCGACAATGGCATTGATACGCTCCAGTCGCTCCACGGTAGCGGTGGCAGTAGCAAGCTGCGACTGCAAAGTCTCCATGGTAAAGCCAGAGCCCGCTAGAACATCCTCATTGTTGAATGCCCGAAGCATCAGGTCCTGAAGGATGGACAACTCACTTTGAGCAGCCTGTAGCGGCTTGATGAAACCAAGCGTAAGCTGATCTGTCACCTGCTCCAGACCGAGCGCAGTATCTTGGAACGCCTCTCGTCCAGCGAAATCTTGAATAGATTCACCCAGCTCTCCCATAGCGAGAGCGTTTTCTCTGATTGCGTCGTTAGTCTCTAAGAGCTGATTACGGAAGGCCACATATTCGTCAATCTTCTTATTGACTTCTGCAAACTCATCACTGCTTGTGTCGAGTTTTGTGGATTCCAACACCAGCCCAGCAATAGCTTGTTCGATCTTCTGGACGTCGATGAGAGCCGTGCCGTCTCCGAGACTAAAGGCGTCGTCGATAAGGTTAGCCTTGTCCGGAAGAGCGTTGAAACTCTTTGCAAGCTTATCTACCTCTGCCGCACTATCGTCACCCAAGAGACGGATCTTAGCGTTGAGCTTATCAATCTGAGTAATAAGCCTACCGTCCGCAAGACCCAGGTCTATCTTGAAGTTCGTGGTCTGTGTTATCGCCGATAGTCGCTGAACTTCTTTGTTGTAAAACGCAAGCAGATCTAAGGCGTCTTGATCAACCACTCCCTGTCCCTGCAATCCAGAGATAAGGGTCGTCAGACGGGATACCTCAGAGCGAGCGAATGCAAGAGACTCAGTGATGCCCCGGTCGCTTAGGAATTTATTCAGCGACTCTGCCGACGCCGATGCCTCTCTAAGCCCCTCAATCTTCAATTCCCTGTCTAGGGATGCTTGAAGATCCTTGTAAGCCTTGTTAGTCTCTACAAATAAGAGCGCGAGGTCAACCTTACCTGCCGCGACAGACTTGACGATAAAATCATCAATGGACTTGACAATGCCGTCAATAGCCTTCTTACGATCTTCTATGGAACCCTGCTCATCGTCGAACTCTTCACCCAACAGACCGCCAAGGCCACTATCTTGAGTAAATAGTACGTCACGCAAATCGAGTGACTCACGAGCCAAGCTTGCGATGTCGTCCTGTACAGAGTTTATATCGCCACTGCTGTTTCCAAACTCAGCGACGACGCCCTTGAGAGCTTCCTTCAGCTTATCGAAAGCCTCAATAGACTCCTTAGCTGAAGCGTCATCAGAGAAGATACCGCCAAAACCTTCCGCAAGGAACTGCGCTGCCTTTGCAGCGGCAAGCTGCTCCTCTAGGCGCTTCGCACTTTCCTCTTGGAACTTAGCCAACAGATCCGCTTGGACTACGCGATCGGCGTCGAGCTGAGCAATCTCCGAGAGGATGTTTTCTATAGTACGATACTGAGGAGCAAATTCCTCCAGGATTTTAGCGTCCGCTTCAAACGCACCGCCCTCACCAAGAAATCCGGCACCAGAGAACAAGGCGTCAAGCTCCGCGACGAGCATGGCGCCATCCTGACGGAAGCCGGTGCCGAGGTCCGTAAAGAAGTTTTGGAACGGAGTACCTTTCTGAGCATTTGCAGTTGCAAGAGCTTCATCAATACGCTTCAGCGCCAACTCAATCTCAGTCTCCTGAGCCGCCAGTTGCTCTGAACTGAAGATGCTAAGGTCTAGATCATCAATCCTCGTCTTGACGAGATTTAAGTACGCATCTATCTCTGCTCGTGAATCAGCGTTGTCAAGGATCAACGCAATACTACGCTGCTTCTCATCCCCGATTTGCTCCTGAGCAACACCTAAGTTGTTTTCAAGACCCAGCTCCCGAAGCTCAGCAGTTCGATTGGAAATAGTGCTTTGAAGATCATCAATCTCTGTCAGATTTTGACGAATCCTTCTGGTGTTTCGATCGACTACCCTCGCAAAGTTTTTGAAGGAATCCTGTAGCTGATTAGTACCGAAGCTCTCCAAGCCGTTGAGCGTATCGGAGGTCCTCTCAATGGCCGTTGTGAGCCTTTGAGTCGCCTCTATCTTCTCTACAGTACCCAGTCTATCGTCGGTGGCTACCTTATCGAGTTCTTCGTTAAGAACCTTTAGGGATCCTGATACCTGCTCAGCTCCCTCCTGCGCAAACTTCTTCAGGTCTTGAGTGATCTTCAAGAACCCCTCACGAGAATTATTGAGAACACCAAGCGTTTTGCCAATCTCAACCTTAGAGGCGATACCTAAGCTAACGATTGCGGCAATGGTAGCGGCGATGAGGCCAGGTGCAGACAGGAAGGTCGCGGCAAGAGCGGTACCAACCTGAGTAACCAAGAACACAACAATAGGAAGCACCGCTAGGAATGTCCCTATCGAAGCCACCATCCTGATAGTCCCCTTGTCAGCGTCCTCTAAGAACTCAGCAAAACTCTGAAACGAATCCGCTAAACTGAGAAGGGTGGGAGCGAAAGCTTCTCCAATGGTGATGCCCGCTGACTCACTCGCAGCTTCAATACGCTTGAGAGAGAAGAACAGCCTGTCGTTAAGTGCGCTCTCTAGGGCAGCCGCCGCACCGCGAGAGTCGAGGAGCTTCTGTTTGAGTACTTGGAATTCCTCGCCCATCTCCGAGATAACCGCCGCCGCGACACCGGCCCTGTTGCGGAAGATCTCAATGAGCTGATTGAAGTCAAGCTGTCCGGAAGTGAGTAGCTGCAGTTCTTGGCCTGTGACACCAAACTGCTTACCCAAGCGGATCATGACCCCCTTGAGTCGAGTACCTGCAATACCGCCCTTCTGACCTGCGTTAGCAAGCAGACCCAAGAGCGCTACGGTAGTCTCAAAGTCATTGCCCGTGATGTTGGCTACCGAACCTACGTTCTTCATAGCCTGACCGAAGTTCTCGGTGCTCAGGGCTGTCTCCTTAAACGCCACAGCCATCACATCGGCTACGCGGGTGGCGTTAAGGTTTTCGTTGCTGAACTGACGTACAGCTTCAGCGATGGTGGTTCCTGTCTTAACAAGGTCGCCACCGAACACAGCAGTGATACGTGTGGCTGCCTGTACGCCACCGACCACTTCTCTTGTACCAAAGCCAAGCTTCGCAAGTTCGAGCTGGAGGTTAGCTACCTGCGTCGCTGTAAAGACCGTGGTACGGCCCAGTCTCTTGGCCTCGCTCTCTAAGAGCGATAATCCCTGGCCGCTCGTAACAGCTTGCAACTGAGCTTGCAACTGGTCGAAACCGGCTGCAGTCTTAATAGCTGCGGCTGCTACGAGACCAAAGGCCAGAGAGAATGTTCGTGAAAAACCCTGACCAAAAGCTACTGCTTCACCTCTAAGCTTTTTTAGCTGTGCGCTTACCCTTTCGGAGTTGGTCATGAACCTCGTTACGTCGAGGGTCATGATTGCCGACAACCGGCTTATGGTGGACAGACTTGCCATGTCAGAACTTTTTCATTTTCTCCAGGAGAGCGGCTGCTTCTTCTTTAGAAGAGACGCCTCCCTGATTACGCTTAGACTTACTGAATGGATTGAAATCGTCAGGACCGTATCGTTTACCCTTTGAGGCATTTGCATTTGCAAACAACGCCATCATAGATGATGTCCGATCCCAGTCTCTCCGAAGTCTCCCCAAAACTCCCTCCCTGTACCAGATGAATTCCCGCATCGTCATTTCCCAGAACTGATCGGGTAACAGCCCAAATTCAATGGCTGTCTGGTACATGGCCTCCCAAGTGAACTCTTCCCCACTAGATGAGGAAGAGCTATTTAGTTTCCCGGCTCCGCCTCTTCATCGGCGCCCAGAGCAGAAGACACAGCCTTCATCATCTGATCCAGCGTGTCGGGGTCATCGAGTGCTTGAGCGCACCATACGTCGAAATCCGGGAGTTCGGCTTTCTTACCCTTACGGAGAGCAAAGTTCTTTACGCCATAGTAGCAAAAAGCAGGAACGGCGGTGAGGGCATCCTCGCCCATCCAGTCCTGGATTTTATCAATAGGTACCTTGAAGTGCTGGCACATCAAGCGTAATGAGTTCAGGGTGAGTACTGCGTCGTACTTCTTTTTGCCCACCTTAAAGGTGAATTCGCCTCGTAGTTGGTTCATGTGTGGTTGTATTAAAAGTTAAGGAGGCGGTGGCAACTACACCACCGCCCCCGTTCAATTAGGGTGTATCGTTGTAGTAGATATCATCAACACCTGTCAGAGAGACAGAGTAGTTGGCGATCTCATCTACGGAACCCGTGAGAGTCACCGTGTCGATCAGAGCCTGACCGATGAATTCTTCGGTAGAGCCAGTTTCACCCACGGACCACTTGACGACGACATACTTCTTATCGCGAGCGATTTTGAAGAGGTCGGTGCCAGCGTCGTTGGTGTCTTGGATGAGACCATCAGCCTGAACACTCCACGTCTGTGAGGTCTGCTGGAGCATACCCCCAGCTCCGTCGCGAGCGACGTTCTCCACAGCGTTGCTCACCTCGATGACGCTGTTCGTGGCAGCGCCGACAAGAGTGAGAGTTGTAGTCACAGCACTAGTGGAGGTCGCAATACCGGTGAACTCGTCTCCGTTGACGACGAAGTCTCCGACGGTGTATGTAGATCCCGATGTGTCGAGTACGGGACGCTTAGACGTCGTCCCTTCGTAGTAGTAGATGGCTACGCAGTTAGCATTGATTACAGCCATGATATTCTAGTTTTAGTTATTGAATTTGTACAGTTTACCATAGCCGCGAATCGTGGCTGAGTAGGTTGAAGTGGAATCAAATGTTCCGGTGATGTTGGCGTTCTCAACAATGCCCTGGCCGATGTAGGTGATGTTTTGATCGTCTGTGCCAGTAGCTTCGTCATTGTCAATGTCCAACGTGTACTTAACGATTACGTAGTAACCGTAGTTGCACATATCGAAGATATCCGTTCCGTAAGAGTCATACGAGCCCGTATCACGGTCCTCGGAAGAAATCAAACCGTCGGCCTGGATACTCCAGCTCTGAGCCCCGATACTCGTATATGTGGCGGAGTTGCACTGGGTAGTCTTAGCCACGACTTCATCGGTAGCGTTGCTCAAGTCCAACGTAGAGTTGGTCGCAGCATAAGCCAGAGTAATCAAGGAATTTGCATTGACTACACCGTGAGGATCATTCGCCGGGTCCGATTCGATATTGTTGTATCGGAAGATTGCGGGATCGGTTCCGACAGAGTGCATATCGCTCCCATTGACCATCATGATGATGTCGTTCAATGAGGCAGACGCATCAGCCTGAGCTTCAGAAACCGCGTTAGAATAAGAGGAGTTGTCGAAAATCTTGTACGGCGTGGTGCTGGAGTATTCGTGACTCTTCAGGACATAAACACCGAGGTTGTTTGCATTAAGTAGTGACATGTGTTTTAAGTCTTAGTCGTTGTACCAAGTGAAGAGGTTGCCGTACCCACGAATCGTAGCGCTGTACGTTTGAGTTGAGTCGAAGCTACCGGTAAGAGAGATGCTTTCAATAAAGCCCTGACCCAAGTAGTTTACCCCGGATTCATAGTCTCCGATAGCATTCTGCTGATTGATGTTGGTGACGAAACGGACGACCACGTACTCTTTATTTCGAGCCAGGTCCATCAAGTTCGTGGCCCCGCGCTCAGTACCGGCGACAACACCCTGGATCAATCCATCGCATTGGACAGTCCAAGAGGCAGCACCGAGGCTCGTGTAAGTCTCAGACTCACACTGAACACCCTTGGCTACGACCTCGTCTACAGTACGAGAGATGTCTATAGATGTGTTGGTGGCAGCAGCAGCGAGAGCGAGGTCGGCGGTGTAGTCTTCAAAGTCTGTGGCGCTACCAGAAGAGCCCAAGACCCTACCGAACGCAGGACGATCGTCTTCCGCACTACTAAGGTTAGTGTCGTCTTGCTGAAAGAGCTTCACCTTGTCGGAGGTTACGAGGAAGCCTACAGCGTTATTGCCTTCTGCATCGAAAAATGCTTCAACGGCTTCGTCAAAAGTGTCGGTGTTGTCGTCGCTGACGTACACCTTATAGGGTTCTGTCGATGAGGAGCCATCATAGACGTACAACCCCATGAAATTTGCATTAAGGAGTGACATTATATTCTGTTTAACTGTTTGAGTATGCCCGCAAGGTTCGCACGTAGCTTAGCTCTGTACTGACCAGTGTGTTGCTTAATTGCGGGTTGTACGTGAGGCTTACCGGGATGGTTCCTTGTGCCTAGTTCGGCCCAGTGATCACGCCATCCCGCCTTGCCAAAAGATTGCCCCTTGAAAACTCCCTTGCCGCTGATGGCACCCACGCGGATACCGATAACGCCAGAGGGTGCCTTCTTCAACTTAACCGCCGCATAGGATCGGGACAACTCCCCTGTGCGACGTGGAGCCAGCTTAGCCATCTTCTCCTTCATCTTATCGGCGGCATCCTTCATGGCCTTGATAAGAGCATCCTCCCTCTTTTGGAGAGTCATATACTTACGCATCAATCGCGGCAAAGGGTCTGATCGCTCAAACCCAATGAAGTGAAAGTTGGTCCTCGTTGATCTGCCTACTCGTACCGCCATCAGATGTTAGGATTAGTATCATTCTGATTGTCACGGCGACGGCCACGGACACGCATACCTTCGCGACGACCCACAGGCAGGATAGAGTAGACATTGAAGCGACCGCCATTCCAAATGATCACATCATCGAAGCGGATGTCGCTAATCCATCGGCACTTGAATTCAGCCTTCATCTCACCCACGGTTTGGTCATCATCGCTAAACTCCGATGCTCCAGCCGAAGGG